GAACCCCCTGCCTAACGCAAGGGGTAACCTATGGACAGCGCAAACAGAACTAGGTCGATACGTCGGTGAGTTGCGTGCGTGGGGTAAGACAATATGACCCCGAAAGAGGCAGCGGCAATAGAAAACGAACGTATGCGTCAAAATTGTCCCTTAAAATCCACGATAGATTTACGGGCAAGAGTATACGACACATTACGGACGCGAGGCGCGTGGACAGTATCAGACTTGGCTAAGCGTATGCGGTTGAAAGAAGGGGCGGCGTACCAAGTGCTGACCGAATTAAGGCGTGACGGATATCTTTCTGTCAGACAGTTACACGATGAACTTGTGTATGAGCATAGGAAGTTATGACATGGCTAGATGGGGTTTTGATATGATCCATCGTGAAGAATACGAACGCGTGTGTAACGAAAACCGCGAATTGAAAAAGCAGATAGAACAGCTAGAAAACTTGTTAGGAGGAACCCGTGACACCGAAAGAACGAAGACAATTAGTTCTGAACACAGCCAAGATTGAGAACAAGCATTTGCTAACTTTGCATGGGGGACGCACCCCGAACTACGGTCTTGCCTTACAACCACTACGCGGTGGTGGTACGCCACGGTTATCAGAGATAGGACGGTCTGGCCCTGCGCAGCGTTTGTTAAAATTAGCTGAACAAGGATTTAGCTTGGCGGAAGCGGCGCGTATTACAAGCATGTCGGTAGAAGAAGTTATAAGCAAGTCCAACCGATACCAAATAAAATTCAACGGAAGCGACCAAGGCTATGGACAAGGATGAGTTTCTAAAGGTGATGGGGCAGGTGGCAAACATCGTTCCAGACCAAGCGACACCCGAAGTAGTGTCGGTGATTATTGCCAACCTCATACGGTTGTACGACCAGCAGGAAGAATGGCCGCAGATGATAGCGATCGTGACCACGGTTTTGGCCGATGTCTGCGAAGAAAGAGCGGAGCAAGAAACCGCTGCAACCGAGGACGCTAAGACGTTCTTAAAAACTATAATGGAGAACCACTATGACTAAGAAAATAACTAAGTCCGCTAAGATTATAAGTATGTTACGCAAGTGCCACACTGACACGGACAGGTCTATAGCCAAGAAGGTTGGCTGTACTCCGTCACTCGTAGCCAAAGTACGCAAATCGGGTAAACATCACGAGGAATTACCGCACGTACACACCGATGCTCCTGCTGGCGTTGACGTGGCGACGCTGATGTACGAGATGACTAAAGGTAACGTTAACAAAGCAGGTGTAGACCCTAACGCGTGGACGAGGACTGGTATCTTAAATCAAGCTGAACAGTACGTAAGCGTAGACCGCGCAGCTACGCATGGCGACATGGAAAATAACTTCCAGACTATCGCTGACTTGTGGAGCAACTACCTTGGGATTAGCGACGATATAGAGTTATCACCTACAGACGTTGCGGTCATGATGACCCTGCTAAAGATTGCGCGGGTAAAATCTAATCCTGCAAATGCAGACAACTGGGTTGATGCTTGCGGGTACATGGCGTGTGGCGGGGAGTTGGCTACGCAAAAGGCTCACAAGTAGTGGACCTAGTAACTTTAGACTTTGAAACATTTTACGACAAAGATTTTTCTCTGCGTAAGATGACCACCGAAGCCTACGTTCGTGACCCTCTTTTTGAGGTGATCGGCGTAGGCGTTAAACTTAACAACGAACCTACGGAGTGGGCTAGTGGGACGCACAACCAGATTAAAAAATATCTCACCCAGAATTTCGACTGGGGCGAGACTATGTTACTTTGTCATAACACTATGTTTGATGGTGCCATTCTTAATTGGTGTTTTGATATTCGTCCTCGGATGTATACCGATACTTTGTGTATTGCCCGTGCCCTACATGGGACTGAAGCTGGCGGAAGTCTCGCTGCGTTATCTAAAAGGTACAATATTGGCGTTAAAGGGACAGAAGTTCTCGACGCAAAAGGTAAACGCCGTAGAGATTTTACTCCCGAAGAACTGAGTGCATACGGTGACTACTGTATAAACGACGTGGAGTTAACCTATAAACTGTTTAACGGTATGGGGCGTAACTTCCCGCGTGAAGAACTACGTCTTATAGATTTGACGTTGCGTATGTTTACCGAACCGACATTGCAATTAGACGAGCCGTTACTGCATTCGCACTTAGCCGATGTTAAGGAGCGTAAGGATAAGTTGTTACAGGATGCACAGGTAAGTAAGACTGACCTAATGAGCAATCCAAAGTTTGCTGAGTTACTGACAGGGCTGGGTATCGAGCCTCCGATGAAGACCAGCCCCGCGAACGGTAAAGAAACATTCGCGTTCTCGAAACAAGACGAAGAGTTTATGGCCCTATTAGACCATGAGAATGAGGCAGTTCAATCGTTAGTTGCAGCGCGGTTAGGTACGAAATCCACATTAGAAGAAACGCGCACCCAACGATTTATAGATATAGCGCAGCGCGGATTACTACCCGTACCTGTAAGGTATTACGCAGCACACACTGGGCGGTGGGGTGGAGACGACAAGATAAACCTACAGAACCTACCTAGTCGTGGCGCTAACGGTAAGAAGTTAAAGCGTAGCATTATTGCACCCGAAGGTCACACGATGATTGACTGCGATAGTTCGCAGATTGAGGCGCGGGTATTAGCGTGGTTGGCAGGGCAAGATGACCTTACCGCCGCGTTTAAAAATGGCGATGACGTTTACAAGCACATGGCGAGCAGCATATACAATGTACCCGTAGAAGACGTTACACCACAGCAAAGATTCGTGGGTAAGACTACTATACTTGGCGCTGGTTATGGTATGGGCGCAATTAAGTTCCAAGCCCAACTCGCTGGTATGGGTGTGACTATAAAACTAAAAGAAGCACGGCGTATCATAAAGGTCTACCGTGACACTAACGGAGCGATAAACCAACTCTGGACAGACGCTAACAACATGATAGCTTATTTGGCTAGGGGAGACAGGACCGATTTTGGTAGTCGTAGGGGTTTAGGTATCAGCGTTAACAGGACGGCTATCCGGTTACCTTCTGGTCTGTATATGTTCTATCATGCTTTGGGTAAGTACGCGACGGAGGACGGCGAAGAGTACATGTACCAAACGCGCAAAGGGATGGTGCGTATATACGGCGGGAAAGTTGTGGAAAACATATGCCAAGCACTAGCCCGTTGCATTATTGGTCACCAGATGATACTAATTGCAAAGAAGTACAAGGTAGCATTAACCGTACACGATTCGATTGTTGTAGCGGTACGAGACACAGAACTGGACGAGGCTAGGACTTATGTGGAACATTGCATGGGCCAGAAACCTAATTGGGCCGCTGGCCTACCTATAACCTGCGAGAGTAGCGTAGGTAAATCATATGGAGATTGTGAATAATGGCTTTTGTAGATTTTGACGAGGCGCTAAGAGATAGCACTATAAAGCGTTTGAATATGACGCGTGACATTATTAACTCCGATGCAGGTTATGATGACCCTCGGTTAGTGTTACTAGCTATGGTGGGCGCGTCCCTAGAAGAACTAACTGTAGTGTTAGAAAAAATAGCAGACCGAAAGTTATAAATGACACACAAAGTAGCCCCGTGGTCTTTCAGTAAAATTAAAGCCTTTGAACAATGCCCAAAGCAGTTTTACCATGAGAAGATACTAAAGGAACATCCATTCAAAGAGACTGAGGCCATTTTATACGGTAGCGCGTTTCATAAAATGGCTGAAGACTTTATAGCCTTGGACACGCCCGTCCCTGCTAAGTTCAAATTTGCGGAAAAGATGTTAACGGTGTTGAAAACTAGGCGTGGGACTAAACTCTGCGAAGTAAAACTGGGTGTAACAGAAAACCTAGAAGCCTGTGACTTCTACGCTGCGGATGTATGGTTCCGAGGTATCGCGGATTTGGTTATTTTAGACGAGGGAACAGCCACTGTAGTAGACTACAAGACTGGTAAGTCCGCGCAGTACGCAGATAAAGGGCAACTTGAATTGATGGCCCTTACTGTGTTAGCACGATACCCGCAGATCACCAAAGTTCGTGCCGCGCTCATGTTTGTGGTCAGTAAAGACTTGGTGAAAGACGTGTACATGGAGTACGATAAGTCTAAACTGTGGGGCAAGTGGTTAGGTAAGTACAACCGTATGAAGATCGCCGCTGATAATGACGTGTGGAACGCACGTCCTAGCGGGTTATGTAGACGCCACTGCCCTGTAATTGAATGTGTCCACAATGGAGTAAACGCATGAACGAACGCAAAAAACAAGTCAACGCCCCTGTTGGGTCTGCTACGTTTAAGAGACGTATGG